TTATGCTTCTAATTCTTGTAGTAAGGTTAAATCTAAATCATCAAGGTCAAAATCTATGTTTAAATCTATGTCTATATCCATGTTTAAATCTATCTCCATATCCTCTAATTGGATATTCTCCAAATCAATCAAAAAATCTTCAATCATGTCATTCCCCCCTCACTTAAATCTCAACATTTCTCAACAAAACACCACAAACGCCTACTTATATGCTTCTAGCTCTCCGTTCTGGTGGATTCTCGCAAAGTTTAAGACGGCTATCTGTTTGTATCGGTGGTAGCTAGTGGAGCTAGTACCTGCCATCTCTACGCATTCACTCATTGTTTTCTTCCTCATGTAGCAATAATGGATAATAAAGTATTTTCTGGCTCGTTTGTTCTCTATGCTGTTGATGTCGTGGGCGAATATTTCCAATCCCTCACGGATTGCTTTTTCATGCTCTCCGCTCAAATTCCACTGATCAGGTAAGACAAGTTCCCAAGCCTCTTCATCTATCGTAACTTGGTTTTCACTTCCTGCCATCCTCTGGAATCTCAGAAAGTAAGTCATCCGCTCTCTGACGTTCATCATCGTTTTAAACTTATCCAGCTCCATTAGTTCGCTCCTTTGTGATATAATAATATTATTGAGATTATAGCTGAGGCGGAGCGCCTTGGCTTTTTTTCGTTTTCTCTATGTTCGCTCTTAGTTCAAGGATTAATCTGTCCCCCGTGAGAAAAAATGTACAATGACGGGTGAAGCTCATAGAAGCGCGTGGGGAAGGAGATAGCCCCCGTATCTCCTTGTGGTTTGATAAGCAATTAAGGGATGTTTTTATCTCCCTTATTTCCTTGTCATTCTGCAAGCAATTAAGGCAAGTTATTTCTTTGCTTATCTGCTTGTCATTTGGTAAGCAACAAATCCAAAATAACAGACTTTTAAATTACTCTTATCTCCTTATCATTTGGTAGGAAAATAAGGGGAGTTATTTTAGTTCTTATTTCCCTGTCATTTTGTAAGGAGAAAATCCAAATTAAGGAAGCTAATAAGTCTCCTTATCTCCTTACAGTTTTTCAGGGAGCAAAATCAAAATAAGCGATGTTATTTCCTGTCCTATTCCCTTACCGTTTGACAAGGAGAAAAACGAAAATAAGGAGCTTTTAAATTTATCTTAACTCCCTATCGTTTTGTAAGCAATTAAGAAGGCTTATTGTCGTCCTTATCTGCTTGTCGTTCTGCAAGGAGTAGATCCGAAATAAGAGGGCTAAAAACTTCGCTTATCTGCTTGTCGTTTCTCAGGGAGTTAAGGAGGGTTTTTATTGCTCTTATCTGCTTGATAAATGATAGGGGAATATAGCCACTTTCTCGGCGTTCGCTCGGAGTTCAACACACATAACCCTGCCTTTTGTCAGGCATATTTTTGCCACCACCCAACCAAAATCTCACCTTTTCTAACCCTCGGTAAACCTCTCTACCTTGTGGTATCCTTGTGGTTCTATCACTAGAAAAAAGACCTGTACCTTTGTAAAACCTTAGTATTTTTAAGTATGTAACCTTAGCCTAATCTTAGCCTTTTTTAATATTCAACCTCACCCTTACCGCACCCTTTTTGGGAACGCTCTACTTACTTAAATCCTTGATATATCTAGCTTTTTTAACATTTAAATCGTCAAATATGTAGTATTTGTTCGTTTTGTAAATTGCACACTACTTCATATTGTCTCACAATCTAGAACCATTCAGCCAAAATCTATCCCCTTTTTCAATATACTTCAAAAACTTCTTATAGTGCTTATGATACCTGTCACGTTTCATATACCTTGGTCTTTCAGGGAAACCATCAAACATATATCCACCACGTCTAGGACTCCACCCTGGTTCTACCTTTCTGGCTTCTTTTAGTGCAAGCTCCCAGTAGTATTGGCAATCCGTTTTACTACGGTTCAGGGTACTCTTGTGGATATCTAGACAAGTACCGCAACTAAAATACAAATACCGTTTATAAAGCAACCTGCACCGTCTCCCACAATCAGGGCAAAGAAAGAAATATCGATTACCTCCCTTAGTTCCTGCTATTCTGTCTAATTCAAATGACTCTCCACCAAAATCAATCATTAAACTATCCAAATCAATTTCTAAACGTTGACCGTCCAACTCGGCTATACCCTTAGATATTCCTCTCAACTTCATTGGTTTAGTGATTGTTTCTATTGCTAACTGCCTCATTATTTCCCCCTATATGGAAAAACCCAAAACTATTGACTTGATAGCAAAAAGGGGATTGCTCCCCTGTGTTTTACTTCAAATACTCTGTATAACCAGCAAGGCCTTTATATTCGCCCTCTACGTCCAACTTTTGGAGTAGGCTAATACTTTCATCGCCCAGCATTTCCAACGTACCAAAAGCAGTCATAGAGTCCATAGGAATAGACTTATCAGAAAGCAAGCGATCAGCATAGTCTAATAGTTCTAGCTCGTAGTCTGCAACCTTATCCAGCAAACTCTCAAAATCCTCTGACTCTTTGAGTTGAAGCACGCGCTCCCGTTTATAACGTTCTTCAAATGCTTCATCGTCCACTGGTTGATTGTAGTAGTCTTTAAAACTGTCACAAATACGCTTGAAGGTCTTGTTTAGTTTCTTATCCTCCACATACTCAGCTACAAGCGTCCCTTTATCCTTGTGAGTTATTGAAATAGATGGTACTTCATAAGTCCCAGTCATATATCCCAGTAGCGCGTGACCTGCTACCAGAGCAGTATCTAGGTCTTTAAATTCGTAAGTGAAAGTAAATGTTTTGGCTTTATCCGAAAATGTTTTTAATGTCATGTTGTTTTTCCTCTTTCTGTTTTAAGGGTGTCACTAGTAGTTACACCATTGCAAGGGGGTCGGTACTATCTACCCCATTTTGTTACCTTCTTTAGTGATTTTGTTACCTTCTAGGTAACATAGTTCAGCCTTACTCCCCCAAGGGTTTAGACCATTTTGTTACCATGTTACCTTCTTTTGAAGTCATAGCCCTTATATATAAAAATACTATTTTTTCCCTATATAGAGAGTTAAAAACAAGGTAACAAGGTAACATTTTTCCAAAAAAGTCAGTAGTATCAAGTGTTTAACAACGTTACCTTCTTTCTAAACAAGGTAACAAGAAGGTAACATTTTAGTCTTTAACGACAGCGTGATTAGTTTTGGATAGTTTGGTTCTTTCAAACTCTAGCGGATCTAGTTTGTCATAATCTTCAACTTTGACCCTCGCTCTTTTAAGTTTGTAATGATTGGGTGTTAACTGTTGTAAGTGTCTTATCGTTTCTTTTCCTGCCCCGTAAACATTGGGCTTGGGTATTCCCATATCTTCAGCATAATGTTTCAGCGACCTAGTTAGTATAAAAACAGGTACTACGTCCAGCTCATGCCAACCTTTTTCCATGTATTCATGCTTAACCCATGAAAGTAAGTAGTCATTATCCTCCTGGTATTCTTCTAGGAGTCCTTTAACTGCTTTAGGTTCGATAAAGTGAGTAAATGGCTCTTGATTGATAGCTTTGTAGAGGGCATATTCTAGGACTTCCTTGTTTGCTAAAAACTCATTTTTTATCCAAGGTTTTTCCTTCTCCCCGTTAAAGTCAGCATTAAAAGGGACGATCATAATTCTACGATACCAGCCTTTTGTCTTGTTGCCACCATTGGGGATATAATTCCCTGAAAAGATATTGAATAACTTGAAAGTAGCTTCAAAGGCTGGGCGTCCTTTTGGATTGACTAGCACGGTGTCCCCACTAGTGATACTCATTAAATCAGACGGATTTTTTAAGTATTCGTTAGGAGCTTCATCCCCAATATTGCAAACTTTGCCTACCAAGGTCTCCAAGTTATGCTTTTCTCCGAACTGTGCAGGCTTTAAGGCTGATATATTACTTTCCCCTATCAGGTTGATAAGGAAGCGCTGAAATGTCCCTTTACCATTGTTGCCGTCCCCGTAGAAAATGGCAAACTTATTTCGGGTATGGTTAGGGTTAATAGCTTCAAGGATAATCTGCCAAAACAGTGTTACCAGTTCACTATCATTACAAGCGATTGAGTTTAGCCAATCATCAAAAGTTTTGCCCTCTCTATCTATTGGGACTCGTTTAGGCGCGTGGTAGGCCGTGCTTATCTTACTTGTAATTACATACTTAGGACTAAAGGGGAGCAGTTCCTTAGTTTCTAAGTTGATAATGCCGTTCTGTACGGGAATAAGGTTGGCACTTTCTAAAGGTTTTCGTATCTTTGCCAATGTTCTAACCATTAACTTAATCTGTGGCCACTCTCTGGGTTTAATTCTAACGTCAAAGGTCTTACACAAAAGATTGAATAGATCATTACTAGCAGCATAGATACCCTCGTCTAAATCGTAGATATAGAGTAGGCTATAATCAGGTATATTACTCTTGCTGATAAAAGTAAATGTGACAATCTCGCTAAGTATTTTAGCTACTGTGAATGTCTGAGGCATGGCAACCTTTTCGGTAACGTCCCCTGTGGTCTCATTTACCTTAGTTTCGGTATGTTCTGCCCGCCATTCTTCTCCAGCTTTAAAGATACGATTTTCAAGCTCCTTCATCGTTCTAGGAGGTTGTTCTTGCTCTCTGACCTCCATGATTTCACTTTCTAGGTTTCCTAATTCTTCTAGTTCTATGGTTCTATCCTCTCTTTCTATATTCAGCCCGTGCTATACTGCTAAAAGTGCGGTCTAACTCTTCAATAGGCAATGGTTCAACTGTCACGCTATTAGCTATCTTTGTCAGCTCATATGCGGTCTCTAGGTCACAATCAACCCACTTATTAAAGAGTAAACCTACAAAGCGTGTCAGTGCTACATTACGCCCTCCCTCGTCTCCAAAGCCATTAAAAAGCGTGTCAATAATCCTCATAGTCATTGACCTCTGGCCACTTGCTCTAGGTTTGTAACGCTCAGTAGTTTCTTGCTTCGCTCTTGGTTCAACCTTGGGGACTGGATAATCTAGGCCATGCTCTACAATCTTTTGATAGTCTGCTGGGTTGCCTGTTGTTACTGGTAGCCCTTGGAGTTGTGACCATGTTAAACTAGCCATGTCAAAGGGTAGCCCAATCTTGTCAGCAATCTCTTTCACTACCTGCTTATAGGTTGCCTCATTCATCATGTTGTCAGGCTTCACTACAAGGCGAAAACGGGGCTTTTCTAAGCTATGTTTAATAGTCGGGTATAAGATATAGGAGTAGCCAAATAAAGCGCTAGAAACGGCCTTTATAAAGCCCTCAGTCGTCCCCTGTATATCATCATAATCAAGGAAAATCAAATCCCGATAGATTAGACTGGAGTTGTTTCGCTTGTAACTGCCATGCTTTTCTGGCGTCACTTTCCCACTGATACAGTAAGGCGCTTGTGTACGTTTAAATTCTTCAATGTTTGCCCCTTCAGGGACTACCAAAGGCTTAAAGCGTTCAATGTACTGGAACGGCTCAATCTTATCAAATGGATAGACTAGATTATTTTGAAATCCTTTAGCCTCGTAAATTGCCATGCTCCACCCCCAGAAACTTCATCAAGTCAGAAATTCTATAATAGATTTTCCTAGTATCTTCAAGCGGTGGCTGGTATCTCCTTAACCCTGCTTTTTCCCACTTTTGGAGTGTCATATATTTTATATCTAACTCGTCCATGACTTCCTGGGCTGATATTAAACTTGTCAGTCGTGGTTCGACTGTATCACGCGCTTCCAGGTATCTTTCCACTACCTCCAGAATGCCATGCGCTAGGTCTTGCTCACTTTCTCGGCTTAGGCTAAACATATCCGCCCACCTCCTTCAAGGTTTCTTTGTAGCTCTCTAAATCAGCATTTAAAAGGACAGTTAGGCGTTTCTGTTCTTCCTGTACTTGGTTATAGAATGCTTTTGCTCCGTCCAGTAACTCCTCTTTGTTAGCAGGGATAAAATATCCTCTAAATGTCCCATGGCGAACCCCAACAATAGGAACACTATGGCGCGTGATTAGACGGCTGATAATATCTTGCACGGTTCTTTCTGCTAGCTTAGTGATCAGGCTGATTTCTGCCCCTGTTATGGAGTTTTCAGCCCCTACCTTGATTAGTCTTAATACTCGTTTGTCATTCTCTGATAGACTCATTCAGTGCCTCCGTAAACTCTTACCCCTGCAAGCTGGATATATCGCCCATAATCAGAGTTTAAATCCTCGCTAGGTGTTTCTATCGTCTGTTGGTTTTCTCGCTCAAATTGGGCGCTTTTTTGCGGTCTCGGTGGTTTAGATAGACCAGTAAGCCAATCAGTACCACGGAAAAGATAAGCGCCTGTGTGTTGGTTAAATCTAGTTCGTTCATGTTATACCATCGCCTTATAGTTCTTGATAAATTCCGCTTGTTTAGGTTGTTCCGTATTCAGCAAGTCGTCTTCGGCTTGTGCCGTTTCTTTAATATCTTTAGTCATGGTATGCCTCCAGCTCTTTAGCGTCGTCATTGTTCAAAAGCAAAAAGGCTATTTCATTTAGACGATCGTATAGCTTTTCATTCTGGGCGTATGCTGTATCAGTGTATTTTTTAGCAAGCCATAAGAACATGGTTGTATCTTTCTGTAGTGCAAACTCAAGCCCTTCAAGAGCTAGGTTATTCATTTCTAAAACATTCATGATGTCGGTTAATTCGTTCCCTAATTCTGCTAGTTTCTTAGCCGATAATAGAACTTGTTGGCTTGATGTTGCTTTTTTTGTTGCCTACAGCCTCACGCTCAGACTCGCCAAAGTTTGAGAGCGTGAAAAAGTACCAGTTTAAAGAGTTGGCGCTCTCCGTATGGTCAAATTGCCCTAAATATGCTATAATCTAGGTATAAATCTTACTAAAACCTCTTTGATAATAGCTTGCCTGCTTTGTTAAATTCGTTTTAGTGTTAGTGTGAAAGGCTTTGCGGTGTGGTTATTGCTAAGCCTTTTTTGTTGCAATCACGCGCTTCTTTGGCGTGTTTTTTTATTTCTAAATGCCATGGCTTTGATTTCCTGATAACTCATATTCAAGCCAATCATGGCTATTACCATATCCTCAAATGCTTGGTATTGCTCCAGCTCGTCACTTGTCAAGCTATCAATGCCATTGTAGCCCCCACGTTCTTCCCTTAACTGCTTAGCGTTCCTGTCGGTTACTGCTTTTAGTAGCAGGTTGTTCATGGTGCTATGCGCGTGCTTTGGTGCTTGTTCCCAGTTCTCAATGCTGTCATGCAAGGTTTTTCTTTTTGGCTTTTCTAGCGCCCTCTGCATACGGAACTTAGAAAGTTCATCACGCATTTCAAAAAATGCTTTGACTAGGTTGGTTTTGAAGTTGGCCACTTGCTCGGTGTTCTTCAAGAATGTGATCAGCAATGTTGCTTGTTGCTCATTCAAAATATAATCTTTTGCCTGTTGTCCACTTTGTAAAGGTCGCATTTTAAATGACACCTTTCCAAAGTGCTCCAGTCGTCCAATTTGTTTTCTAATGTGTTCCTGTATTGCGTGGTGTTTTATTCCAGCGCATTCAGCTATGATTGCACTCGTAGTATACGGCTCTTTTTTACCGTCCATATAGACTAGTTCCATCGGTTTGCTCCTTTCTAAATAAGTTCGTTTTTTTCGTACTTTTTCCTAAAAAAATAAGATCAGGGGAAATATTATAAAGTGAAGTTAATTCTCTTAGTAAATCAACAGGAATTTTAGTACTATCTTTTTCGTACTTTGCGATAGTTTGAAAACTTCTATTGATTTTTGAACCAACTTCACGTAACGTATAACCAGCAGAAACTCGCGCTCCTTTTAAAGTAATCTGTTTCATTAAAAAAATCCTTTCTAAAATTCTAATTGAATTGTACTATTATTTTCGTACTTTGTCAATAATTAAATTAAAAAATATTATTATTTTCGTACTTTTTTCTATTTTATTGTGTTACAATGAAGTTAGGAAATTTAGGAGGAGGTAAATATACATGGCAAAAAATAGCCCTCAAGATATTAAAAATAGACTCTATTTCTCTGCTAGATTAAATAGACTTATGAAAGAACAAGGTAAAAGACAAATTGACTTACATAATGATTTAGGTATTCCAAAAAGTACGCTAACAGGTTATGTCAAAGGTAGGTCAATGCCAAATACTGAAAACCTCCAAAAAATTGCTGACTATTTTAAAGTAGAGGTCTCAGATATTGACCCCCGTTTTTTTGTTCATGATTCAGAGGTTATTTTAAAGAGTGAGCAGCCTGTTATTGATTTTGTTACAATGTTTGAGTCTTTATCAGAAAGAAAACAAAAGAAATTATTTAAAGGTGTTATAAAAGATTTAGAGCATGATAATTTACCTCATGATTTTTTAAAAGAACCCTCTGACCTCGTTACTCATTTAGGTTCGCAGTTAGATGAACTACTGAGAGCGAAGAAAGAGCGAGAAATGCTTGAAAAAGAAAATAAAATGCTTGAGGAAGAAATTAGAATTTTAAAAATTTCTAATGAATACACCTTAATAGACCCTAAAGATACTGAAGCTATTAAGGATTTTAGAAATAGTCATTCAGAAGAAGATATTATTAAAGTTGAAGAATTACTTAATAAAAAAAAGCAACCATAGCAAAACAGGATGGCCGAAAAAGTCGATTATGCGATCTATAGCATACCACGCGCCACAATATAGAAAATATTTTAAGAGAGGAAACGTATGGAAGATTTAAGTAAAAGATTAGTTAATAAAAGTATTGAGGCTTTTATTATGGGGATTGAAATATATAACAAACCTACAATTAAGTATAGAATTGAGGGTTTTAGTTTTTTTATCTGTAACGCCTGGGAATTAATGCTAAAGGCTCATATCATTAATAATGATGGTGAAGAATCAATATATTTTAAGGATAGTAAGGATAGAACGATATCATTAGAAAATGCAGTTGAGACAGTATTCCCAGATAAACATGGATCATTACGAAAAAATCTAATTCGAATTATAGAACTTAGGAATACTAGTACCCACTTCATAACAGAAGATTATGAACATATCTATGCCCCATTATTTCAAGCATGTGTTTCTAATTATATTTTAAAAATGCAAGAGTTTCACAATGAGGATATCACAAAACAAATTGCACAAAATTTCTTGACTTTATCAGTCCGCATCGACCAACTTAATCAAGAAGAAATTCGAGCCAAGTACTCTCCTAAAATGGCTGAACGTATACTTGCCGAGCAAGATAAAATTGAAAGTGAAATATATACTAATAATTCTGCCTATGCTGTACCTGTTGAAACTCGATTTTATATCACTAAGCTAGAACAAGATGCTGATTTATTTGTTAAACTTGATAAGACTGCGGAAACGAGTATAGGTATAGTTAGAGAGATTAAAGATCCAAACGCTATCTATCCATTAACTACTAGGGAAGTTATTAAAATTGGTAATCGATACGGCTACTCTCAAATCCTCTGCGATTTTATAATTGAGGAAATCGAACGAAATCCTGAAACGTTCGTAGAAAACTTGAAAAAAAGACAAAAAAAATAAGATAACCCCAGGCATATGTGAATTCTCGTCCATTGACTTACTCCCCTTTGGGAACACAACGTTAATCCTTCGCAAGTTATCTTGTTAATTCTATTATATCACGCGCGTGGGAAATGTAAAGTGTTTTGTTAGCTAACTGGTAAACTAACTTTAGAAAAAACTATCAAAAAACACTGTAAAATAAGTGTTTTTACCACTTAACAATTAAATATAATTTACCTATCTAACTTGTTAAACTTGAATACAGGGCAAACTATGAAGCCCTAGCATGATATAAAACCTTTTTGATAATGGCTTGCCTGCTGATGTGTTTTAGAAAGGTTTATCATCATGAAAATAACTGAAGTTATAAAAAAAGACGGTAGTAAAGTCTATCGTGCTAATGTATATCTAGGAATTGACCAAGTAACAGGAAAGAAAGTTAAAACTAAGGTAACAGGGCGGACACAAAAGGAAGTTAAGCAGAAAGCTACTCAAGAAAAAATTGCTTTTCAAAAAGCAGGATCCACTAGACAAAAGGCTAGCACCATAAAAAACTATCAAGAATTAGCCAATCTCTGGTTAGAAAGTTATAAGAATACGGTTAAGCCAAACACTCAAGACAATGTTAGAAAGTTAATTGATAATCATATATTGCCTATTTTTGGGGCTTATAAGCTCGATAAACTCACTACTCCACTTATCCAGTCAATTATCAACGAACTTGCTGACAAGACTAATAGAGGGGAAAAAGGGGCTTTTCTACATTATGACAAGATACACGCTCTAAACAAACGTATCTTACAGTATGGCGTAACTATGCAGGCTATACCGTCCAATCCTGCCCGTGATGTTGTTTTACCTCGTAACACTCAGAAAGCAAAGCGGAAAAAAGTAAAACACTTTGAAAATCAAGAACTAAAAAAGTTTCTTGGTTATCTCGATAATTTAGATAGCGATAGATATCGTTACTACTATGAGACAACGCTCTATAAGTTCCTATTGGCTACTGGTTGCCGTATCAATGAAGCTTTAGCTCTTTCCTGGTCTGATATAGATTTAGATAATGCCGTGGTACATGTTACCAAAACACTAAATCGTGATTTAGAAATTAATAGCCCAAAATCTAAGGCTAGTTATCGGGATATAGATATAGATCAAGCGACTGTTAGCATGCTGAAGCAGTACAAACTACGCCAAACTAAAGAGGCTTGGAAGATAGGGCAACGTGAAAGTGTAGTATTTTCTGATTTCATTCATGAGTATCCTAGCAGTTCAAGACTTAAAAGAAGATTGCAAACACATTTTAAGCGTGCTGACGTTCCTAACATTGGCTTTCACGGATTCCGTCACACTCACGCTAGTCTCTTGCTTAACTCTGGAATACCATACAAAAAACTCCAGTACCGCCTAGGTCATTCCACTTTATCAATGACCATGGATATATACAGCCACCTCTCAAAAGAGAACGCAAAAAAGCAGTATCATTCTACGAAACTGCACTAA